AATGCCTGGATCAAAGAAACCAGCAGGTCAATACCAGCCTGAATAATCAGAGGAATTGCATTCAATACTGCGGTAATAATGCCGTCAATAATCTGCGGAATTGCCTCCACAATGGCGACGATGATATCCGGAAGTGCTGCCACAAGGGAGGTCAGCAACTGTATTCCTGTCTCGATAATCTGGGGTATGGCATCCAACAAGAAGGTAATAATGCCGTTGATGATTTCCGGTAGTGCTGCGATCAGGACCGGCAAAGCGTCCAAGATACCCTGCGCCAGTCCCATAATCAGCTGTAATGCTGCATCCAGGATCATGGGCAAGCTATCAATTAAGCTCTGCACAATGGTAATAATCGCCTGCACCGCGGCAGGGATCAGGGTGGGCAGCGCTGTGGCAATACCCTGCACCAAGGACATAACAATCTGCACCGCCGCATCAATCAGCAAGGGCAGATTCTCAATGAGGGTGTTAACGATGGTCAGCACCGCCTGAATGACCGCTGGGATCAACTGCGGTAGCAAGGTCAGTAAGGTGTTCAGCACCTGGGAAAACAGATCCACCACAGTTTCCAGCAAAGTGGGGAGCAATTCTGCGATGGTTTCCAAGATTGCATTCAGCGCCGTAGGGAGTGCTGCGATGATGTTCTCGATGACTGGCGTGATATTTGCCAGCACATCTTGGAATGCATCCACCACATTTTTGCACAGCTGCTCAATGTCAGCGTCGGCATTACCAAAGCCAACAACAAGGTTGCTGACGGCTGCCTTCATTGCGTTCATAGAGCCTTCAATGGTGTGTTCCGCTTCCGCAGCGGTAGCACCGGCAACACCCATGCTCTCCTGAATAACGTGGATCGCCGCGACAACATCAGCGTAGGAACTGATGTCATACTCAATACCGGAAATGGCCTGGGCATCTGCAAGCAGACGCTCCATTTCCGTCTTGGTGCCGCCGTAACCCAGCTTCAAGTTATCCAGCATGGTGTAGTTCTGCTTCGCAAAACCCTGGTAGGCGTTCTGAATGAGGCCAATGTCGGTGCCCATCTTATTGGCGTTGTCCGCCATATCGGTGATGGCCATATCCGCATACTTGACCGCAGCCTCCGTATCGCCACCCAAGGAGGAGATCAGCGAAGCGGAGAAGGAGGTAACTGTGGACATATAGTCATTTGCAGACAAGCCCGCAGTTTTATATGCGTTATTGGCGTATTCCTGTAAGGCACCGGAAGAGTCCTTAAACAGAGTGTCGATACCGCCGACCAGCTGCTCATATTCGCCATAGGCTTCTACAACAGCTTTACCCAAGGAGACGGCTGCGGCTGCGGCGGCAGCCACGCAAGCACCCATCGCAACGCCGACTGTTTTCAGGGTGCCACCCAGCTTGGAGAATTTGCCTTCGCTATCGTCGGCGGCATCGCCGGCATCGTCCAGCTCTTCTTCCAAATCTTCAGCGGAGTCTCCGGTATCGTCCATTTCCTTGCCCAGCCCGTCCATAGCGGACTCGTTATCAGCCAGCTCACGCTCCATGCCGTTGAGGGCTGCCTGGGCGTTGTTCAGCTGGATCTGCCATGCTTGGGTGCGGCGGTCGTTCTCACCGAAGGATTCTGCGGAGTTGGCTAGTGCTTGCTTCAGCAGCTCAATTTTCTGCTTTTGGGCATCAATTTGATCTGTCAGCACCTTATGCCGGGCGGCAAGGGCATCTGCGGAATTGTCATTTTTGGAGAACTGGGATTCCACCAGTTTCATTTCCGAACCGAGAACCTTGAAAGACTGGTTAATCTCACCGAGGGCTTTCTTAAACTCCTTCTCACCCTCAAGACCAATTTTCAGACCGAAAGTGTCAGCCATCTCACCACCGCCTTTCAGTTAGATTCCGTCCGGGACAATGTCATCAATGAACATCTCCCGCTTCGGTTTGGCAATCCCGTGGAATTGTTTATGGCATTCCCACAAGTCCAGCAGCAAACCAAAAGGCATCAGCCAAACCTCATCCATAGAAAGATGCAGCTGGCTGATGCCGTAATAAAGCAGTCGAGTAAATAACTCAGCGTCACTTACTCGACCGCCACGTTTTTTGCGTCGGTCTCACTTTCGATGTTACGCTTGGTGCCCTTCAGCAGAGCGTCCATAATGGCATTTTTGTAGGTAGCCAGGTCTGCCGGCACCGTGAGCAGTTCCACCATTTCCTCAGTCAGCAGTTCCCTGGGGGAATCCTTGTGCTTGAGGTTGTGGATCAGGATGGACTGGTTCGCCAGCAGTGTAATGAGCCACACAACTTCACCGATTGCCATCTCGAAGTTTTCGGACTTCATCAGCTGGTCGCCCAGGTTCTCAAGGCCGCCGTAACGGCCAGCGACCTCCTTGGTCGCCTTAGTGGTAAGCAGCAAGGTGTATTCCTCACCGCCGATCTGAATAACAGATGCGCGATCTTCAAACATTGGTCAGTCCTCCTTATTCCGTAGTGTTTGCAGTAGTAGCATAGGAAGGCTCGTACACTTCCTTGTACCAGTTGGTGATGGTAGCGGCAGCCACGGCAGAATCGCCCTCGGTAACCTCTGCCTTCCAAGGATGTCTGCCCTTGGCATCCATCTTGTTCCGACGCATGATCGTACCCTCGATGGTGGGGGTGTTAAAGGTAATGCTGTCGCCCTTGGTGGCAAGCGCCGTGGCAGGGATACCGAACTTAATGCGGTACAGCCAGAAGTAGCGGTATTTGCCGTTAGACTTCTTTGCGCGGAAGCCAACAGCCACGGGATCGCCGCCATCTTCAGCAGTGGAGATGACAACGCCGTTATTGTCGATGGTGGAGCCAGTCAAGTCGGAAGCAACGCTTCCACCCAAGTCATCCACACCCAAGGAGAGTGTGCCGGACTTGAACTCCTTGACGATCTCAGCGGCACCATCATCGGCATACAGCGTTGCTTCTGCCAGTTCCACAGACAGATCCGCACTGATTGCCTTTGCCAGTTGCACCGGAGCAGCGTAGGTTTCATTTCCTTCGGCATCTTCGGTGATTTTGGCATAGTACAGCTTATCAAGGCCGATAGTAGCCATGTTCATTCCTCCAATTCATAGTATTTGGCTGCATCAATGGTGTATTGATGGTAGCCGGTATCGTTATCGTGACCGTTATAGCGACGGTCTGTTATGGTGATCTCCGCACGCAGGAGCGCACGGGAAATTGCATTTTTTAGCTTTGTGTAATTGCCCTTGACGTAAAGTGTCAGGCGCACCTCCTGGACTTCACCGCCGGGCGCGTTATCTGCGTGGAGTTCCAGCAGATCTGTCAGCGGTGTCAGCACGAGATACTCTTTAGGGGCAACATCAGAAAAGATGCCCGTTTCCACGGGCAACGCCAGCTGACCGGCAATGGCCGTCAGTTCGCTTAGCAGGCTCACAGCTTAGCCACCTCCTCTTCAAAAGTCTGTGCCATTACGCTGATGCATTCCTTCTTGGCAGCGGTCTTCGCAGGCTTTAAGAAGGGTCTAGGTGGCAAACCATGTTTTCCGTACTCCAGAATGTTAGCAATTTTGGCATTACTGCCGCCATCGGAACGAGGCTCGGCGAAACCAACTTTGATATCGTGGTTGCCATTCTTATCCGGTTTTGCCGGAGAAAGGCCGAGGGAGGCTTCCAGTTCGCCTGTGGAGCGAGACTCCACTTTTGTGTTCTTACCGACCACACTGGCAAGGTTGCTTTTTACCTTTTTCAGCACAACCTCACCACCGGCTTCCAGCACACGCTCGGCAATCTTGTCGGTGCTACTACCCAGCTTGGAGAGCTTCAGCAGAAACTCCTCCGGCATTTTCACGTCAACTTTTGCCACTGGGCTGCACCTCCTTTGCCAGCACTTCCACATACATACCTCTGCCTTTGACATCCTCCACGGAGGTGATCTCGAACCGATCCTCACCACAGAGAATCAGCATTGCGGTAGTTATGGTGATACCCGGAATAATCCGGAAACGGAAGAGAGTGGTCGCATCAGAAAAAGCAGCACGATTTGCCCAGCGCTCATTTCCGTGGCGACCTTCCCTGTAGGCGCGGACGGATGCAATCTCTTCATCCTCCTGCACCTTGAAGCCTTCCTCGTCGGTACGGATCCGTTTCTCGACAATGGTGATAAAGTCATTCATTTTCCCAAAGGACATACTTACACCTTCCATTCCCGATCCAGCCGAAGCAGCAGATTGACTGTATTCCATACCTGCTGTCCGGCTTGGACATTATCCGAAAAGAAGCCACCGGTGCTGCCGTCCCGACTTTCGTAAAAGTGGGACGACAGCATAATGACTGCTTGTTCGGTGGTTGGAGGCATAGGCTTTTCCTGGTAGGTGCCTGCCGGGATATGCTGATAGCTCTCCGCGTAAGCAACAGCGGCGGTGATGTAGCCCTTCAGCAACGGATCGTCAGCCTCGTGTTCCAGTATTAAGTTTTGCTTGACCTTGCTCAGAAGTTCGTCCATCACCGCCACCTCCTAACTTACGCAGTGGCCATCTGCATGACCTTGACGGCTTCGGGCAGAATCAGCTTTGCGTCCACACGCTTGGTAGCCAGGAAACCGACCTGACCCTTGGTAGCGTACAGCTCGTTCAGGCGACGGAAGGAAATGCCCTCGCGGTCACCGATCCAGTAGTAGGACAGGTCACCGAAAGCCATGACCTTCTGGCCGGCACCGATGCTGGGGATTGCGGTGGAAGTATAAACGGGGCGACCCAGCAGAGTGTCGGGAGCGCCTTCCTTCAGGGCGGGCTGCCACAGATACTGGCCGTTCTTGTCC